CCCCGCCGCAATCGCTCGGATAGCCGCAGCAAGCGCCCCGGCCGCATCGTCGCTGCCGGCGGGCACGGCTGGGGCCGCTTCCATCGTCGCCGCCACCGAGCCATCGGGGTCCGCTCCGACGATTGCGTCGACAAGCGCCGACTTCGACATCGCTGCGTAGCCCTTGATTCCGCACGCGCGCGCCAGCGGATACAGCTCGCGCTGTACGCTCGCCAGGCTCAGCGCCGCGCGCCTCGCGTCTTCCATCGTTCGTGTCACGGTCCAGTCTCCTTTCGTTCGCGCCCGGATCGGCTCCGAGCAGGCCAAGCGACATCGAAGTGATGTCCCTCTACCCTATAGGGGGAGAAAACCGTGCCGCGCCCATCGAACCGCCACGCATTCCGCAGATTCGACCCGAAGTCGGTAATCTCCCCTCCCCTTCCCGATCCCGCCTCATGCCGTGTCACAAGGTCGACCGGATGGGTTGGGTCTGTCGTGCGCAAGCCACCGTCGTCTACCTCTGGTTCCCAAGCGCACGCTCACGCGAGGGAAGACGCTCGCACGCACGCGCGACCCCGGGCGCCTGGCCGGGTGGGGGCGCCTGGCCGGGGGGTGGCGGGGGTGAGCATGCTGCGTACTGCCGGGCCGGGGGTGCTGGAGTGGAGGAGTCCCCATCTCTGAACCAGAGCACCGTTGCGCAACGTAATCCGGTGTCACCGTTGCACCGTTGACGATGCGTTGGGTGGTGACGTTTCCCGCTCGACGGCCTTCTGCGCTGTGTGCGAGGTCAGCTCCTCGCCGGCCATCGAACACTCAGATAGGTGCTTCGGTGTTGCCGTGTCAACCCCCTACCGGGGTCGGGGCTGGATTCATGGGGTGTTCTGGTCATCCTGCTCCCATTCTGGAGGCAGGTAATCTTCCTCACGCCTTTGGAGGAGTTCGCGTTGAGAGGGGCGGTCATCGCCGAAGGAGACTTGGATGGCCTTGACGTAGGTGAGGGGGAGTTGGCGGTTGGGCTGGGACTCGGCGTGCTTGGGGCGGGTGTTGCGGAGCACGCCTTGAACGTGTACGGTGCGGCCTCTTGCCCAGTTGTCCGACACCATCATGGCGGTCCTTCCCAGCACCATGACCCACTGGTCGAAGGGGTCGTTGTAGTGAGTCGGGTTCTTCCTGGGGGTGGAGACGACTCTGAGCCAGACGAGTGGCTGTCCAGTCTGCGAGATCTTGGGGGTCGTGACATGCCAGATCCTCCCCCCGAGTACGACGATGTTGGCGTGGAACATCACACCAGGATGGCGACGCCTGAGACGGTGGGCAAGCGGGTGGCGATCACGCGGGAGGATCGGTTGCTCGCGGGCGGGTCGCGCGACGACAACGCCAACCTCGTCATGGTGACGCGGGCGCTGGTGGCGGCGGCGGCGAATCCTGGGGTGACCCTGACGGTCCCGGACCTCGCGAAGGCTGCGAACTTGAGCGAGGAGACGGTGGCGCGGATCCTGGGGTCGCGGGAGGCGCGAGACCTGCTGCTGGGGGCCTGCACCGAGCACATCCAGTTGGTCGTGCCGAAGGCGATCCGGGCGCTGACGGGGGTGCTCGAGGACACGGAGGCCGGGGCGGTCGCGAAGATCCAGGCCGCCAAGGTGGTGTTCGAGGGCTACCGCATGCTGGCGGAGGGCGCCCAGAAGAGCGTGGCGGCGCAGTCGGCGGAGGCCAGCATGGGGTTCCTCGCGAACCTGGCAAAGTTTGCAGCGCGGCGCCGTGTCACGGTAGAATCCGTCGAACCATGAGCAGCATCACCAAAGCTTGGCGGCGCGATCAACGCGAGGAGTTCCTTCGTCGCGGTCAGATCTCTGCGTTCGAGTTCCTCTTCTGCCCAACGGCTTACTGCAAGGGTCGTCGCGACGGTGAGCGCAAGGCTCGCCAGCTTCAGCGAGAGATTGCGAATCTTGGCGGACAGCCAAGTCCCATCCGCAACTACTGGGTATCGCCCAAGGAGATGGAACGCGATCTCACTCCCGTGACGCTTGGCCACTGCGTCGGCGGCCGACTCTTCGACTAAACCAACCCCATGAAGTCCATCCGCGACCTGGTCCTCAAGCCGCGCTCGCTGGGCATGAGCAAGCTTGTGCTGCTCTGGCGCCGCCTGTTGGGCAGGCCGCGATGGGAAGTGCCCGAGGGGTTCACGCCCCAAGAACTGGAAACACTCCAGAACCACATCACGCATGAAAGCCATCGCGACGAACGTTCTTCTGCTCCGCGCCAAGCGCAAGACTGAGCACCGCGGCATCATCATCCCGGACCTCGCCCAGAAGGAGAGTTGGTACGGCAAGGCCTTCACGGTCGGGCCAGACGTGACGGCCGTGAAGGAGGGCGACGTGGTCATGTTCGACCCTGGCCTCGCCACGCCCGTGCTGGCCGACCAGATCGACACGGCCTTGTGCGTCGTGGCCCGCGAGGACGCCATCCTGGCGGTCTTGCAGTCCGGAGAGCTGGAGGCGCTCGGATTCTCCGAGGAGTTCGACGACCCGTTCGATGTGCTGGCCGCGAAGGTGCCGGTCGCGTCCAACGGCCCGGCGTGATCCCGGCCGACGAGCAACTGGCACCGTGGTACGACTCCGACACGGTGTCGGTGCTCGGCGACATCCGCCGCCACTGCGAGCAGATCAGCGACCCGGTCATGCGGACCGCGGTGGGGCGCGAGGCACTCGCGACGATCTGGCCGACGCAGGCTGAGCGCATCCAGAACACCCACTGGATCGAGGTGAAGCCGTCGAAGGACCGCGGCATCAACGCGAAGCCAGGCACGAAGCTGTTCCGGTGGAACTTCGCGCAGCAGCGCCTCTACCGCGACGTGATCGAGCCGGCCAAGGCCGAGAACCGGCCCTGCCGCATCATCGTGTTGAAGGCGCGCCAGCTTGGCATCTCGACCTTCATGCAGTGTCTGAACTACGACGAGCTGGATCATGCGGCCAACCAGAAGGCGCAGACCATCTCGTATGACGTGGAGAGCACCGTCGAGATGTTCGAGAAGGCGCGCTACGTCCACAACAACCTCTGGTTCCCGCGCGAGCTGAGCCACGATCGCAACGGCGCGATCAAGTTCAAGAAGCCCCACTTCTCGAGCTTCTTCACGACAACCGCGCGCAACGTCCACGCCGGTCGCTCCTTCACGTTCGCGCACGTCCACCTGTCCGAGGTGCCAATGTGGGAGCACCCAGACGAGACCGCCAACTCGCTGCTACAGACTGTCCCGGACTCCGCCGGCACGAGCGTCGTGATGGAGTTCACGGCGCGCGGCGCGCAAGGCTACGCGTACGAGACCTGGTGCGACGCCGTTGACGGCAAGAACGACTTCGTGCCGTTCTTCGCGCCATGGTTCTGGGATCCGGAGTACTCGACGCCGTTCGAGACCGATGAGGCTCGCGCCAACTTCGCGGCCAAGCAGACCGCGGCCGATGGAGCCTTCCAGCGCGACCACGGCCTCACGCTCGAGCAGATGAACTGGTGGGCCTGGTGCCTGCGCAACAAGTGCAGCGGTTCCGAGAGCAAGCGCAAGCAGGAGTATCCGAGCAACGCCGAAGAGGCGTTCCTGATGTCAGGTAGCCCGGTGTTCGAGCGCGTAGACGAACTCGACCGCCTCCAGCGTGCCTGCAAGGCGCCGATGCGCCGCGGCCACATCCTCCTGACGAGCGCGCCATGAAGGCGTTCCAGGCCGAGTGGGTGGAGTCGAGCCAGGGACCGGTGTCGATCTGGGACGATCCGCTGGAGGGCCGGACCTACGTGATCGGCGCCGACATCGCGACGGGCAAGTTTCGTGACATGGGCCGGCAGAGCCAGGCCGCCATGTATTCGCGTGACCGCCCCGACTTCACCGCGGCCGTCGTGATGGAGCGTGACAGCACCAACCACGTTGCGACCTGGCACGGCTACGCCTCGCCCATGGAGACCGCCACCTACCTGGCGGCGCTCGGCCTGCACTACAACGTCGCCACGCTGGCGATCGAGCTGAACGGTCCGGGCGATGCGGTGGTCGACCACCTGCGCGGCGTGATCGCCTACCCGAACCTGTTCCGCAGCCGGCTGCTCACGCGCGTCGATGCGGCGGGCGTGCCGCAGCCCGGCTGGATGACCAACGAGGCGACCCGCCACATGCTCATGGGGAACCTCGAGCGAGCCCTGTCGGACGGCGTCCTGTTCACGCGCGACGAGCGCCTGATTCGCGAGATGCGCCGCATGCAGTACGACAAGGCCGGCAAGCCGCGCGCGCTCAACAAGGACAAGGACGACCTCGTGTTTGCGGCAGCGATCGCGCTCCAGGCCGTCTACGAGGGCACGTCCAACACGGCCACGCCCACCGATTCGACCCCAAGGCATCGCGACTCCTGGGTCTGGGACCACCTCAAGGATGTCCGGGACCAGGCCGCGCGATATGCTGCGCCCAAGACACGCCATGACCGACTTCCTCCTCGCCGGCCTCTTCCTGCTCGCTCTCCTGGGATGCGCGGTTCTGGTATTCGCACTCGCCCGTAGCAACCGGGATCTGGTGAGGCTCCACCTCACCAAGGACCATGCCTACCGGCAGGGGCTCGACGCGACCAACCGCTGGATCTTCGAGGCGCTCCGCGTCCACAACAAGGAGCTGTACTCGCTGGTCGGATCCGACCTTGGCCGGCAGGTGATCGAGCGACACGGTATGCTCCCGTTCACGAGCGATCCGGCGTCTCGCGTACAGAACGAGATCCGGACCGTCATGGTGAACCTCGGATGCGATCGCGCCGAAGCGATCGAGTTCATCCGGGCCAGCATCCGAAACGTGACACAGTCCGCCAACACGCCCGCGGGGCGCATGACCGAGGCATTGCATGGCGATCCTGAAGCCTGAGATTCCTGGGGCCGCGCGCCTGAACGCGCTGTCCTGGCACAAGCGTGGCGGCCGACCCCTCGACGACCAGGAGGCGCGCGCCATCCTCGGTCAGGTCGCGGGCGTCGATCGGCTGCGCCACCCGGTCCAGCAGGCCTTGGAGTACGGATGGTTCCGCCAGATCCTCGCTCTGGCCGGATACCAGGGTGCCGCCATCCCGGTCGCGACGTGGGCCACGGACTTCGATCCGTTCCGCTTCGCCGTGAAGTCGCGCGGGTACGTCGCGAACCACATCCGCCGGCAGGTCATGCAGCAGGTGAGCAGGCTCAGCACGAACCGCGGTGTGCCCGATGTCATCCCGCACAGCCCAGACTTCGAGGACCGGGCCGCCACGGAGGTGGCACGGTCGCTGATCGACCACTACCACGAGGCCTTGCAGCTCGACGCGGTGCGACGTGCCGCGAACATGTGGTCGACCGTGAACGGCACGGCATGGCTGTACGCGAACTGGGACGCCCGCAAGAAGCCCAAGCAGAAGACCTACCGTAACCCACTCGACCGCACGAAGGTGCTGGCGTCGGCGGCGTTGTCGCGCCAGGACAAGGCGTTCCTCGAGGCTCTCGGCGCGGTCGAGCAGGACTGGAGCGGCGACATCGACGTGGATGCGCTCTCGCCGTTCCAGGTGACATTCAGCCACGAGTTCTCCGATCCGAAGGATCTGCCGTGGCTGTGCATCGAGCACGTCCGGTCGATGGACTGGATCGCACAACACTACCCCGACAAGATCGACGAGATCGAGCCGGACCGTGATGACACGCTGCGCGGACTGTTCCACTGGCGGGCCCTCACGAGCCTGTCGGACAACCTCGAACTCGGCCTGTCCGGCGACTTCACGGCGCAGCCCGATAGCGTGATCGTGCGTCAGTGGTGGAAGCCCCCGAGTCCGCTGCTCGAGGAAGGCGCCTTGGTCGTCGGAACCAGCACGACGCTGCTCGAGAACTCGCCCCACCCGCTCGCCGAGCACGGCGTCATGTACCCCGTCGTGCGGCAGAGGTACTTTCCGATGACGGGACGGATGCACGGCGCCGGCATGGTCACGGATCTGATGCAGCCGGCCGACGAGTACAACCGGGCGGCCGACCAGCAGATTCGCCAACGCGACCAGTTCGGCCAGCCGCAGCTCATCGTGCCGCGGCAGTGCGAGTTGCAGTTCGAGAGCAACGAGGTCGGAGACGCCTGGTACTACAACGCGATGGGCGGCAAGCCCGAGTTCATCTCGCCGGCCGCGCTAGGCAACGCGCAGCTCGAAGGCATGAAGATGCACCTCGACGACATGCGCATCATCGGCATGCAGAGCGAGGCGTCCCAGTCGATCGTGCCGCCTGGCGTGCGTAGCGGCATCGCGCTGCGACGGCTCCAAGAAGCCGACCTGACGGCCCTTGGTCTCGTGATCGCCGACCAGGAAGGCGCCTGGAGTCAGTTCTACTCGAACCTCTTGAAGCTCGTCGCGGGCTTCATGACGGAGCCGCAGGCCATCCAGATCTACGGCGAGGGCCAACAGATCGACGTGAAGTTCTTCCAGGGTGCGGACCTTCGGAACAACACGACCGTCAAGATCCGGCGCGGGTCGATGTCGCCGACCAGTCGGGCGGAGGCTGCCGAGCACGTCATGGACCTGCTCCAGATGGGTGCGATCACGCCTGCTCAGAACCCACAGGATCGCCGGATGGTCCTGGAGGTGCTCGAGCTGGGCGATGCGTCGCGCTTCACGTCGCCCGAGGACAAGAACCGGCGGCGGGCTCGGATCGAGAACAACCTGTTCCTCCATCCCGAGATGGACCCGCAGACCGGCCAGCCGCGGCCGTTCCCGATGGCAGTCGACACGGACCTGCACGAGGTTCACGCGCTCGAACACCAGGAGTTCATCTGGTCGGACAGCTACGAGGTTCTGCCGCTCGTCCGCAAGATGGCGGTGCGGGCACACCTCCAGATGCACCAGGACTTCATCACGCAGGCTCAGGAGGCTCAGCGCCTCTTGCAGCAGCAACAGGCTATGATGCAGGCGGGCGGTGCCGGCCCCGGTGGCGGAAGCCCGCCCAAGGAACCAGGCCAAGCCAGCCAGCCGCGCAAGGCTCAACCAACCCCAGGAACCCAATGACCGAGATCGAAACGAAGATGCCGGCTATCTCGAAGGCCCCGGCGAAGCGCACCTCCAAGCTCGAGGCCTTCTACGCCGCGGCGGCCGAGCTGTCCGACGCAGAGCGCAGCGAGGCCGAGGATCGGGGCTACCTCACGCCGAACCACGGCGACGGCTCCGACAACGTCGAGAACTGGGGCTACCTGTGCAGTTGCTGCGGCGCGGTCGCGATCGTGTTCCAGGGCAGCAAGTTCCGCCAGCACGATGGCTCGGTGGGCGACACCTTGCCGCCCGGCATGTCCCTCAACAAGGTGCCGTGGATCCAGAAGACCAGCGAGAAGTTCCCGCGCTCGCTCATCTCGCGCGAGACGCCGATCTGCCCGGACTGCCGCGTCCCGCTGAACTTCGAGGGCGGGGCTGAGAAGTACCTCAAGGCAAGGCTCGTCCGGTCGCTTGTTGCGCACCGGCAGGTCGAGGCCGAGAATCGTCAGGCGATCGAAGATCACCGCAACAGCCGTCGGCGTGTGCCGGTCGGCGCCCCAACCCCCAGCCAGATCAGGATTCCATCATGAAGAAAGTCCCGCAGATCCAGTCCGGTCCCACCCCGCCGAAGGGCGGTGGCTGTGGCTCGGTGTCCGGCACGAAGAACACCGACAAGAACAGCGCTCTGCCCCCGACCGCGCAGAGCCCGAAGCCCAAGAAGGGCTGAGTTGACAGGCCGCCCCTTGCGCTGGGAGCGGCCGGCCGTCATGCTTGCAGCTCATGGTCGATCCGAAAGACCCTGTGTCAGGCAACGGCAACCCAGGAAGCGCAAGCAACGGAGGGCTCCCAGATGCGCTGGTGAGCGGCTCCGCGGCTATCGCGAGTCCTGCGGGAACCGGTGCCAGTCCACTCGCAGGCCCGGTCGGTGAAGCTGATGACGTTCCCCAGGATGAGGAGCGGGAAGTCGACTGGGGTGGCACGAAGCGCAAGATGAAGGTCAGCGAGCTTGTTGGGCTCGCTCGCCAAGCAGAGGAAGCCAAGGCCATCAAGGCCGCGGCCGACCTGCAACTGCGCGAAGTCGCCGCCCTCAAGGGGGTCGCAGACCGCCTACGCAAGGCCAGCCCGCAAGAGCGGGAAGTCTTCCGGCGTTGGGCGCAAGGTGACTCGTCGGCGCTCTCGGCTCCATCGCCGCGGAGGAATGATCTCGACCAAGACGATCTCCTGGATGACGGGGGATCTGCCGGCGCTCCTGCTCGGAGTTCTGCGGACGCGCAACGCATCGACAAGCTCGAGCGTGCCGTCATGCAGGTGCTCGATGTGATGCAGGGGCAGGTAGACGAGCGGCGTCACATCGACACGGTCGGACAAGTGGAGGCTGCCATGAAGCAGTTCCCGGTGTTCGACGGGTCGCCGACGCTGGCCAAGCAGGCGAAGGCCGCCATCCTCGACCGCGTGTCGAGGGGTGACGGTGAGAACCTGCTGGGTGTCGTCACCGACTTCGCTCGGCAGAGCCAAGCCGTTCTCGATGAGGTCGTGGGTCGCGGTCAGGCCCCCCAGGCACGAGGAATCCCGGAACTCCGGCCAGGAAGTCTGAAGCCTCGCTCGGCGAAGGAGCTTCAGGATGGCACGGTGGACAGGGACGTTATCAACCGCCTGCTGGGAAATCGCCGCTGACACACTGAGCCATGGTCATCGCATCCGCTAGCCCCGTCGACTTTCGGGGCACGTCCGGCGGTCGGTTCAATCTCGACACCGACGCCGCTTCCCGCATCCTCAAGGAGCACTACGAAGGTCCGGTCCGCGACCTCGTCGTGTCCCACACCACTGGCTGGCGGATGTTCCAGGGGAACACCCAGCGCATCGAGAGCGACGGCAAGTACGCCGTCATCCCGCTGCGCACCGGCCGCAACCACGGCCACGCGTACAGCGCGGAGGGTGGGCTGCTCGCCGACCCAGGCAGCCAGACTTGGCAGCGCGCCAAGTACGACATCCGCAGCCACTACGGCCGCATCTACCTGACCGGGCAGCGCATCCTCGGCGCCAGCGGCGGGCAGGCATCGTTCGTGTCGGGCCTGTCGGCCGAGATGAGCGGGCTCGCCGTCGACATGGCTCGCGACAACAACCGGATGCTCTACGGCAACGGTCGCGGCGCGCTCGCGATGGTCAACAACGTCGCGGGCTACGGCGCGGGCGCTGGCGTGGTTGTGGCGGTCGACAATCCGGGTGGCTTCACCAACCCCGGCCCCGGCACGCAGTACTTCGAAGTCGGGATGCGCGTCCTGTTCGTCACGCCCGGTGGCGCCTACGACGGGTCCGGCACGATCACGGCGGTGAACGCCTCGGCCAACACCATCACGATCGGCACGCTCGACTCGGCGATCCTGGACAACTCCTGGATCGTTCGCCAGACTGACACGACCACGCCCTCGGCGGGACTCGGCTCGTACGCCGAGGAGCCCTACGGCCTGCGCGCGCTCGTGGCCGACGACAACCCTGGTCTGCCAGCGCCCTACGCCAACGTCGGCAACATCGACCGGACCACCGAACCGGCCTGGAACAGCATCATCGTCGACAACAACGGGGTGATCTTCCCGTTCTACTCGATGTTCCTCCAGCAGCTCGTCTACGCCATCGCCACGCAGGGCGGCGGCAAGCCGGGTGCGTTCCTGACCACGTACGGGATTCAGCTCCAGTACATGGCCGAGATGCAGGGCAGCCTGACGCATCTCAAGCGCACCAACAACGACAACGGCATGTCGGACGAGAGCCTCTCGTTCAACGGCATCCCGATCGTCCCGGACCGCGACTGCACGCGAGGCTACGTCTACGCGCTCGACATGGAGTCGCTCTACCGCTACGTCCTGGCGGACTACCACTGGATCAGCGCGGGTGGCGCAGTCCTGCGGCAGGTCGTCAACCGCGACGCCTACGAGGCCACCTTGTGCGCCTACCAGGCGCTCGTGACCGACGCTCCCAACCGCAACGGCGTCGGCCGCAACATCCTGGACTCCTGATCGGAGGAGGTCGAAGTCATGGCCAACAGCCCTACCAGCCTCTTCCCCCTTGGCTCCGGCCAAGGGGTCGACGAACGACAACTCGGCCAGAACAGCGCGCTGCGGAACGGCTTCCTGTATGGGAAGACAAATGCCGGCACGTTCAACGCGGTCGTGACGGATGCGGCCGGCGGGGCGCTTGGCGTCGCGGCCGACTGGACCGACATGGTGGTGAACCGTCAGCGCATGCCGTGTGCGATGACACCGTGCATCACGCTGCTGTCGCCCGGCCTCGCCGTGACCGAGACGATCCAGTTTCGGTTCTGGGGCGAGAACCTGTTCGGTGAACAACTGTTTGAGGAGAGCCCGCCCCTCACGTTCACGTCGACTGCGGTGCTGACCACGGCGCTCGTCTTCATGTCGAAGCCGTTCGCCGTCATCACGAGGATTCAGTACAAGCTCACGGGCTTGCAGTGGTCCTTCCTGTCGGTCGGGGCGGTCGGGATGTGGGATCGCGAGACGGTCGACACGACCTTCACGGCCTACATCGCGATCGTTGGCCGGTCCCACATCGGGATCGAGCTGCCCGTCAAGGTGGAGATGCCGCAGTCGGCATCGCTCTACAGTCAGCCGCAGGTTCTGTCGTTCCGAACGTCGAACCACACCGATCCGGCTGGGTTCGACCAGGACAACCTCGCTGAGCTTCAGCCAACGACCGATGAGGCCGGCTCGCTTGGCGGGTTCGTCGTGGGTGACAAGCTTCTCAACACCGAGACCGTCAGAGGGTGGTCCGGATACCCCAACAAGGTCCGGATCGTCCGGGTGCCGGGCACCAAGACGGTCAGGGCCGACTCTGGCGTCACGACCTTCCGATACCACACGGTGGCCCCGACGTTGGCCTTCGACAACATCCAGTACTTCCTGGAGGCGCGAACCAGTCTCGGGACGGCTCGGACGTTCGCGGTGCCGGCATGAGCCTGCGCACCCGCGTGATGGAAGACGACGGCGCACTCCATTCCGGGGTGCGCACCAAGTCGCTCACCAACATCCTTGGCCGTGATCTCACCAAGATCTCGGCCGCGACCCTGATGGTCGAGACGGGAGCGTGGTTGGCCCTGCCGGTCACGAGCGCAAGGTTCTTCGCACAGACGCCGATCTTCCACATCGACCAGAGCGGCGGAGCGCCTGTGACCGGGCAAGTCCGGTTCCGTGTGCTCGGCTACAACCGCTTCGGCGAGCAGGTCCGCGAGACGACCCCGTGGGGCTCGATCACGGCCGTCAACAGCAACTTCTTCTACCTCGCGACCGCGTTCCACATCGTGTTGAGCGTGGAGTACCAGTGCGTGGCGCCCGGCCTGGACTTCCTCACGACCCTGTCGTGCGGGGTCTTCCCGAACTTCGCCCGCGTCGAGGACGCATCCAACCACTACGTCTGGGGTGAGAACCAGGGCATCGGGTTGCCGATGCGTCCCGGCCTGATCCCTCGCGCCAAGCTGACGCCGAGCACATCGACCTACACATCGGAAGCCCCATTCGACGTGCTCGCGTTCAACGTGTTCAACCACACGACCGGCGTGATCTGGCGAACCCAGGACAACGTCATCGTCGGGCGGGTTGCGTCAGGGTTCGCGCCTGAGCCCAACAAGGTCACGATCGAGACGTTCGGGTCGGTCACGAACGAAGTGGGTGGTGGCGCCGTGACACAGGCCGCCACGGATGCGCTCCAGGTGAGCATCGTGATGCACACCTCCAAGACCAAGATCGCGGGCAGCCGCCTGAACGACCTGCCGGCCTGACCATGCAGGGGCTGCGAGGCCGGATCATCGCGCTCCAGACCCTCTGGATGGTCGGGAGCGAATCCGACCCGTGGTTCTCGGTCAATTACGCCGAGGTCGCGGCCCTGCCCACCTCGGCGCAGATCCGGCAGCTCTGCTACATCCTGCGAGCCACGCCGGTGGCGCCTCCAAGCGATCCTGGCGACTTCACGCAGGACCGACTCGACCAGGCCACCAAGCTCTACTTGAGCCTGGACAAGCGCACGCTCGCCTCGGAGAGACGTGCACGAGAGATCGGGCTGTCCAAGTTCACCCAGATCGGGCGGTGCTTCGATCTTGGCGGCCACGACCCCACGCTCCAGAAGCTTGGCATCGCACCGCTCGAGGGTCCGGGCGGCTCGATCGGCGAGCGCGTGATCGACGGCAAGGTGCAGCGCCTTGCACGCGAAACGATCGGAGGGTGCCTGCCGCTCCACATGCTCGGGCCGGAGAACACGATTTGGGGTGACGAGGCTTTGCCGATCAACCCAGCGCCCACGGGAGACCTGGTGCTCTCGCCGCTGGTTGGCAACTGGTGCGGCCACATCATCACGGGCATGCGCGCGGTTCGTCCGTCGCTTGGCTGGGACTTCGAGACGGTCAACACGGCCGCGTACGGAAGGCAGATGCAGGCCGCGCTCTTCACGACCGAGGACGAGGTCGGCAAGCAGTTCATCATGAACCCAACCCAGGGCGGGACGGAGTTCACTGGGGAAGGCTACGACCGGATCTTCTGGCAGGGACCGCCGCGACCGATCGAGAAGAAGGTCTACACTGACGAACACGGCAGCACCGTCCACGAGGTCTTGACCATCCCGGTCGAGTTCCAGCCGTTCTCGGTTCCGGCCGACTGGCCGTACGACACGACCCGCATCACGCCAGCGATCGAGGAGGGCGTGGTCGCGGCCTGGACTGGTCTGCGCTTCCGTTGTCGCCACACGTTCCACTACCGCGGTATCCCCGGCGTCATCCGGGCCGACACGTTCATCGAGAACGACTTCGACCTGGCGCCCGCGGGTGTAGCCCCAGGAACTGGCGCGTTCGACCCGGTGCTCAGTGTCTCGTGGCACGGGCCGCGCGACATCGTCAACATCAACACGGAAGGCTACTGCTTCGACGCGGCCTCACAGGTCCGGACGGCTCTGCACGGGCTCGGCCCGGTGTTTTGGCCGGTCAACCCGCCACCGGCTACGGGCCGCGACTGGACCTTGACCAACAAGACGTTCGTGAGCGATGACGCTCCGACCGGCTCGATGGCATCGCCGGTCCCGAGTGGCCGCGGCGGGATCTACGGAAGGAGCACCGGAGGAGCACATGCCGATCTGTGCATGGCGGTCTACCAGAACTTCGAGTCCGGGCGCCATGGTGCCTACGCCTCCAGCCTTGCGATGCAGCAGATCATCGTGGTGCCGGACAACCCCGAACCGCCGCGAGATGCTTCCGAGACATTCCATCTGTCAGGCCACTTCAAAGGCCACCCGGTGAACGGGTTCCGAGCCGGGGCGCTCAACACTGGCCTCGGGATTCGAGCCGGTGTGAGCCAGTACACGACGTTCTTCCTGCTCGGCACGCAAGCCGAGGTCGAAGCCAACATGCGGACCCTCTACCTCCTCGGATACTGACCATGGCCATCTCGATCCTCGACCGCATGAAACAGTTCGGCCGCCAGCGCCCGCCGGGCCGGTCGATCCCCAAGATCATCGCGGAGCGACTGGCGCGCTACTTCCCCAAGAACCTGATCGGGTGGGACGGAGCCCGCAAGCTCTGGTGCCTTGCAGAGCAGGGTCGCCATGGCGTGGAACTCCTGTGCTACATCGAGCGGGACGGCAAGTACGCACCTCTCACGTTGCGCAACACGGTCGACTGGCTGCGGGCCGGCGAGTTCGCCAGAGTTGCCAGGACCAAGTACGAGATGGACCGCTACCGCCACGCGCTGGAGTCGTTCCGGACGGCGCAGAAGGCCGCCATCCAGAAGCGCGCCCTGGATCGAATGCGCATCGGCGACAAGGAGATGTATCATCTCGGCATCCACCGCAAGGTAGTCCCGATCCATGGCCGACGTTCGCAGCGCAAGAACCGCAGTTGAGCGCATCCGCAAGGTAGTCGCGGCCGGCACCGGCCAGTGGACTGACACGGAGCTGCTCGCGACCCTCGACGAGGTACTGTCCAGCGTCTGGACCCAGACCAACATGGCTGGGCGCGACCACACGCTCGATAGCATCGAAGTCACGACCCCGGATCTCGTGGCGGTGTCCGGTGTCACGGGTGCCTACGAGTGGGATCCGCCGGCGTACGTCGGGCCGGTCCGGGCGCTCGAGTGGCTGCGAGCTCAGTCGCCCGAGAGCGCCGTCCCGATCCCGACCGGGGCGCTGCTCATGGCGCGCGGCTACCTGAGCAACTACCCGCAGCAGCTCGCCTGGCACCGTACCGGCGCCGACGTGGTCCGGATCTCGGGGCTGACCGCGACCCCGCAGGTGCGGGTGTGGTTCCTGCGGCGTTGGCCGGCCATGCACTTCGGCACGACCGGCGCGATCGGCACGACCACCCAGATGACGTTGGCCCCGACCGCCGGGGTCGCGCCCGCGCGTCCTGGCTGGTACGTCGCATCGCGGATCGTCTGGAACAGCGGGACCAACCTGGACGCTCTGGTCCGTGTCACAAGTAACACGGCGAGTCCGCTCGTCCTGAACTTCACGCCAACCCTCGCCAATGCCGTAGCTGCCGGCGAGCAGTACAGCCTGCTCTTGCCGTGCGATCCCGAACACGCCGACTACGTCATCCAGGAGGCCGCGCTGCGCCTGCTCTCGACGCGAGACGGCAACAGCCAGCAGGCGCGTGAGCAACGCATCCTGGTGGCGAAGCTCGAGCAGGCCTTCGTGGCGGATCTCGCCGAACGCGACATGGCGCGACAGCGCCGACCCAGCAACTCCAGGACTTACCGATGAGAAAGACCCTCTCCGCGTCGTATCCCGTCACGGCGGCCGTGGCATCGCTCAGCTTCTTCCCCGGCGGCAACGTCAACGCGGGCGGCGCGGCCGTGTGGTTGGCCTCTGGCCGGATCGAAAAGATCACGGTGCCGTACGACATCGCCGCGAGCATCGAGATGTTCGTCCACGTCTTCGATGGGCGAAAGTCGGACGGCAGTCCGATGGACTCGGGCGGGCAGCGCCACCTCGTGACGGTCGGGACGCTCGCGGCGCTCAACGGCGACTTCGAGGCCTACGGCCGCGCGATCACCGGGACGCTGGACGGAACCAATCGCTTGTTCACGGCTGGCGTCCCCAGCGTGGCAGTCGGCTTCGCTGGCGCCACGATTCCGCAGGTCGAGGTCGATGTGGGCGTGGATTGTCCAACTGGCATGATCGTGCAGTTCGTCACGCCGGCAGGAATCGGTGCGGGCCGTTTCCTGACCGTCACGTACACGCCGAACGTGCTGGGCGGGACGCGCCGGCAGTGGGCCGCCAAGAACTACCAGTACGTCGTCTGACCGCATGAACCACCCCGACTCGGCGGCCGACTACGGCAGCGGCGCGATTCGCCCGATCGGGCGGTCGGGGCTGGTGACAGCGGTGCCGCCGCATCTCGTGCCGCCCGATGGGAGCCCGGATGCCCTGAACGTTCTGTACAGCCGCTCTGCCGTTGAGAAGCGCGGAGGTTTCTCGCAGGCCCTGCACCAGCGCCCGCGCTCCACGGCCGTGCGGAATCGTGGCCAGCACGGCCGATCACGCGCACAGGTCACGGCCGGGTCGTCCGACACGGACTACCTGATCGTCCCGGGATACCTGTGGGCGGCCCACCACGACGCCTACGACGACGCGGACGCACGCGACGGCCTGACGGTCTCGTGCATGGTCACGATCGACGACCTGACGACTGCACACGGCGGCAACGCCGACACGAGCGGGACGTTCGGGGCTCCGCCCTACACGGTCGAGATCCGGCCGATCCTGAGCAAGGGTCCGGTGAAGCGCACCAAGGATCCCACGACGGTCGGGCCGGGCTCGACCATCACGTGGTCGACGACCTCGAGGTGGGGACCGCACGGAGCTGGCGAGCACGCCATGCCGTTCTGCCTGTACCTCGACAACGTGGCAGGCACGTGGGAGTTCGCGTTCGCGTTCCACCACAAGGACAGCATCGGTGACTGGCAGCTCTCCCGGATCAACCTGAATGGCATGCCGGTGCGGACCGGCCTGCTCTACCACGTCCAGGCCTTCTACAGCGTCTCGGGCGACGCCATCGCAATCCGGGTCGGCTACCACACCCATGAAGGGTTCGTCTACCTCGAGACCAGCGCGGCGCTCACAGGCGTCGGGCCGCACACAGCGATGCCTCGCTGCACGAGTGGTCCCGTCCAGGTCTTCGACTGCCCGCAGGAGTTCATCGACGCGCCCGCCGTGGCATCGGCGACGCGCCCGCCAGGACTCGGGTTCTCGACGCCGTCCTACTTCTTCGCGGCCAAGCGGTTCGAGGGCACGATCGAGGACGTTGCGATCTTTCGTGGCTCGGAGTTCTCTCCGGAGCTGGCGCAGCCCACCAAGATCGACCCGCAGAATCCGCACATCCCGCTCATCAACTATTGGCCCGGTGACGGCGAGCACGACCTTGCGCTGAGTGAGCGCCTTGGGCGTGGCAACCATCTCTGGAAGGCTCCGGCCGGGCCGATCACGCATGCGCGGCCGGCCGATCCGGATGCGCCCGGCTGGGTGTTCAACGGCACGACGAGCTACGCGCTCGCCGAGATGACCAACGAGAACCCCGCGGCTGGAACACGCGGCGGCAACCCGAACTGGCGCTACTCCCCCAAGGATCCGATCGGGGCTCCGGCCGATCCACTCATCAACGGTGCGTGGCAAGCGTGCGTCGTCGAGAACCACGCGCACGGCCTCGAAGTCGCGTTCACGCCGTTCGCGATTGAGTCGAACTTCGAGCAGGTCATCGTGGAGGCGCACGCAGCGCTGCGGCTCGCGATCGGAACGGACGGCTTCCTGCGCGGCTACTGCCGTGGTAGCGCGGCCTTCGGGGCGGTTCCGGCCTACCAAGCCGCCGTCGTCTCGACGACCCGAGTGGTGCCGGGACGGCGCTACCACGTCATCCTGTTTCGGGATGTCGGCGGCATCGCGCTCAAGATGATCGTGAACGGCACGACCGAAGCCACTGCTGCGGTGCTGGCCTCGTCCTCGACGGGCTGGCCGGTGTCCGGTCTGACGGTCGGGTTCGGGTCGCTCCAGTTCACGAGCCAGGTCACGGCGAGCCAGTTCGCGGTAGACGGTGTCACGGCCAACGCCGACCAGATCAACACGGACCATCGCTCTGGATTCTGCGGACTCATCGAGAGCTTCCGCGCCCTGATCGGCTCGGTCCCGCAGAACTACCCCGTCACGATCCACAAGCGGTTCGATGCCGCCGACTACGAGTACCGGCAGACCGGACTCTTCCGGTATCCGCGGCCTGGAGTGCCAACCGTCATCGAGCCATCGTCGTTCCCGGCGGCTGGTGGCGCATCGGTCGAGCCAGTCGCGAACATCGCTGCCGGGCACGGCTTCGCGACTGCGCAAGTCCAGATTGACGGCCGCGGCATCGTGAAGGTCCAGAGTCAGGTTCCGGACGGCCAGGCCTACAACCTTGCGTCGGCCGTGACGCCGTACGCGGCCGGCGGCGGCGGCGTCGAGTTGCTGAATCAGGCGTACGTTCGGACGCTCCGAGCTGTGGGGGCCTGGGATCTTCGCTTCGACGACGAGATCGACTACGCGGGTGCGTACGACCCTGGCGTGGAAATGCGCACCTTGGCGGGCTTCCTCCTGTCCGACAACCGCTCACGCATGGTTCATGTCCAGCGCAGCCAGACCATCGACCAGATGGGCTACCTGAACCGGCTGCAACGCCGATGCGTCGAATCCGATGCGATGGTGGAGGTGTACGACGGTCCGAGCGGCATGGACGGCCAGATCTACAGCCACCGGCTGCGCCCGTACTTCTCGCGGTCCCCGCGCGAGCTGGCGCCGTTCTGGGTGGAGGGGCTCGCGCAGGCGCCGGCCGAATCGACGCCCATCACGCTGCTGGCCGACTGGACCCACCAGCTCACAGGAGAGCGACTCCTGATTGCGGCGGCCAAGCGCGCGGTCTACTGGGCGAAGGGTGCGTGGCGTCGCGACTCGCCATTCCAAGACGAACTCACGAGCCTGTCACTCTGGTTCCACGGCCGGCAGCGCGACTACTGCCGCGCCACGACGGCCTCGTTGTCCGGGTCGCTCTACCAAGTGGACCTGTGGTGCCGGCCGCTGCGCCTCGACGGATTCCGCGCGTTGGTGATCGCGGGCGGCAACACCTACACGGTCGGCAGCCAGATCCAGACCGAGGTCCGGTACGGCATCGGCACGAGTCAGGGCCAGCTCTACGTGTTCGGCGTAAACCGGTCTGGTGGCGGACTGCGCTACTTGTGGGCCTACCAGGAGGAGGGCGTGTCGCTGCGCCTAGACGAGTGGAACCACGTCCACGTCGAGATCAGCACGGTCAGTGTCGTGGCGCGCATCAACGGCGTGGCCGTCACGATGACGGCGTTGCCCGGCACCGATTCGATCGCGACCGAAACGCACGTCCCCTCTACGATGCTTTGGATCGGCGGAGTGGATGCGTGGCGAAGTTCGATGCGCCTGGAGGTGAACGGCGGTGGCGCGGCCGATGTCGTCTACAGCCTGCGCAACTGGCACGGCTTCATCGCAGAGGTACGCGAGAAGAGTGCGTTGTCGGACTTCACGGCGGGTGTGACGGGGTTTCCCCCATCGAGCCGATACGTCGTCGACGGTTCCACGGTGTGGTTGTACCACGCTAACGATGGGACTTGGCGGCTTGAGGACTCAGGAGCGGGTCTGTACCACGCGGAGGTCAGGATCGACGAACTCGTCCCGATCCGTGAAGACCTGTCGGACAGCGAAGGTTCGCCGTACGACTCAGCGGTCTACCGGGACAAGCTCTACATCACGAACGGTGTGGCGCGGCCCCAGCAAGTCACGTTCACGGAACTCTCGCTGGACGCCCCCTTCACGGTTTTCCAGGTCGGGATCGACGCGCCTGGCTACGGCAACGGCAATCCAGAGGTCGGCCTCACGAACGGGGCCTCGGGCCGCTGGCCAGGCGCTCCTACGACGTACTACGCATACGTCCAGTTCGGCAACGACGAGGACGTGGTGTCGGAGGCATCGTTGTTCCTGGCCTTCACGCTGACGACAGGAGCTGACTACGTTCGATTGATCCAGTTGCCTCGCAGCCCGGATCCCCAGGTGACGAACCGGCGGATCTACCTGTCGATCGGAGGAGCGCAGAAGCGGTATCTGTTCTGGCTGCCCGACAACGAGAGTCGCGACATGGAGCTTGCCAGCTCACTGCTCTCGTCGATCACGCCGATCGACGGCAACTACTTGCCGGCGCCGCGGGCCAAGTTCTGCGCGGTCGCGAACGGGGCGCTCTACCTCGGGAACCTCGAGGGCAACGACAACCTGTTCGCGGTGTCAGGAGACGAGCCAGACTACTTCCCGACCTACCAGCAGCTCCCGCTCGACTCCGAGGACGGTAAGCCGATCATCGGGATGGCCCACACGCTCGGCGCCGTGTTCCTGTTCAAGCGTGACGCCACCTACAAGGTCGACTTCCGATCGGCTGGAGTCGCTGGACTCGATCTGTACGTGTCGATCGTCGTGCAGGGCAGTGGCGCGGGAGGTGGGGCCGTCGTCCACGAGAACGCCATCTACGGGGGCGGCAACCGCGGTGTCTACCTGTTCAACGGCGCGGCCAACCAGTTGCTCTCTGAGGCGATCGACGACACCTATCAGGGCCTCGACGCTAGCGATGATGGTCTGCGCTACCAGCGCGGCGCGTTCCTCTGGACCGAAGGCCAGCTCTGGTTGTCGGTGCGTCGTCAGGGCGCGAGCCACAACGACCGCGTCCTGGTGTTCCAGGACGGGCGTTGGGACATGCTCGCGGTCCCGCCGCACTCGACCATGGTGGTGGTCGTGGACGAGTCGACGCAGCGAGGCCGGCTGCTGCTCGGCACGTCGTCCGGCCAGGTGCTCGAGCTGGACCAGGACAACGTGATCGACGGGGTCCGCGACGTGTCACACCATCTTGGCGCCCCGACCCTGACGGGTACCGCGACCGGCGGCAGCACCCGCAGCCTCACGATGGCTGGCGCCAACTTCGACGTGGCGTACGACGGCCTGGCCGGCGTGACCGTCAGGATCTTCACGGCAGCCGGCGCGTTGTTGGGTGAACGCACCGTGGACTCGAATACCGGCACGGTCCTGACCTGGCTGGATCCGCTGGCCGGCGTGGTGGCTGGCTGCACGTTCGTGTTGGGTGCGATCGACGCCTACTGGACGACGCCCTGGATGGCCCCGCAGAAGTTCGGGGCGTTCCACCGGATCGACCACATCGACCTGGAGACCGTCCCATCCGCCACGGCCTTGCGGCTCGACAACGTCATGGCCGACACGAGCCCGACCACCCCGGCGTTCCCGACGGCCTACGAGTCGCGCCTTGTGACACTGACGAATGGCTACTTCGAGCAGCCCTTCCGGCTCGACGAGGCCCAGAACCAGAACCGTGGGCGCTACCACCGCATCCGGATCGGCACCTACGGGATCCGGGACGGGTTTGCCGTGACGGGCGTGGGGGTGAGGTTCTCGCAGACCGGCAACCGCGGACGTCCGTCATGACCGCCCCCGCCCCGATCCTGCCGTCCGGGCCGCCCACCGTCACGTCGACCACGGGGGTGCCTCCGGCGGATGGCACTGGCCGGTTCGAGCCGCACCCGTTGCGGCTGGTGCGCGTGCCGCTGGACTCGTGGGAGGCGGCCGTCGTAGTGATCCAGCGCAACTTCGAGGCGATCGAGTCCTACCTGCGGACGCTCGGTGGCGGGTCGCGCGGCATGGCCACGATGGCCCAGGCGATGGGGTGGGCACACTTCAAGGGGGCGGTCAGTGATGCGGCTGACACGAAGTTCACGCACAACCTCGGCCGCATCCCCGAGAAGATCGTCCATGTCGTGGACACGGACGGACAGGGTAGAATGGTGCTCGGCTCCCCTGGCGGAACCGGACCCAATACGACGCCGTGGACGGCGAACGAGATCTGGGTGCGGGCCAGTGTCACAGGCAACTTCGAGTTCATGGTGATCTGATGGCATACCGAGGCGACTTCCCGCGTGGCGATGCTTCGATCGACGACGTGGAGCAGCGGGGCAACCGCTGGTACAACAACTTCAACCCGGTGATGCAGGGTGGCGTGGGAAGCCCAGCCGGGAATCCTTCCGGGCCTGGTGGTGGGCGCAAGAGGCTGACGGGCGACTCCGGTCCGCGCTACATGCCCCAGTGGCAGACGCCCGGCGACGAGAGCATGTACCAGCAGCAGGGCGCTCCATCGGGACGATTTGCCCGCTCCGATCAGGGCACACCTGGCGGAGCCTCGCCACGAATGAGTGGCGGAGGGCGGTTCGAGTCGGGCGGCGGCGGCACACCTGGCGCAGCCCGTCATGGCGGCTACCCCGATCCGGTGGGTCCGGGCAAGGTGAACTCCAAGTTCAAGCCCGGTGACAGCTTGGCGGGGTTCTATGACGACTCGTACGGGCAGCTTCTCGGTTCGCTGGCCCAGGGCGACCAGAGCGGCGACATCTTCGGGAACGTGCTGCGCAACTTCCGGGGCGGCATCGGCGACCTCAAGGACTTCCTCGAGAGCCCGGCCGCGCGCATGTCGCTCGTCTACGGGATCCAGAACTCTCCCGAGTTCCAGGAGTCTCGCGACT